ATCGTAAGGAAGAACACTTAGACCTGTATAAGAATCTCTATTCTCCCACATCCATTCACCAACTTCTTGCCACTCTTCTTGACGAACTGAAACCGTTGCAGAAACATTGTGAGTATTTTGACCTTTAATGTGTCCTGGTTTTACCCAGCGACCATGAATGTCCTTAACTCTTTCAAGCATTTCTAGGGCTGTTTCCGTTCGCATGGTGGCACCTTCTGGAGCCTTCTGTGGCACAGAGATTACTGCTGTGTCATGTGGACGGAAGTATTCATCTTCAACAAGTTCAGGATGATTTTGGACAAGATATTTGTAGATTGCTTCATTCTTACCAACACGAATTCTACGAATGTAATAATCGTTATGCCAAGCATGAACACCACTAGAGGTTCCAAGGATTAAGCTTGTTGTGCCTGATGGCTTAACTGTTGTAACTCTTGCAGCCGGATTAACTCCAATTAGATTGGCAACTCTCTTATTCTCTTCAACGGCAACCTTTGCTGCTTTTTCCATGTCTAGCTTCTGAACTTTGTTAGAAGCAATACCTGTCATTCCGATGCCTAATAGAGCTTCTTTCTCTGTTGTACGACGCCATACATCACGAAGATAATGGAAGTCAGTGTAAGATGCTTGTAGAGTACCTACAAACGCTGCTGCCTTAACTCTTGCCTCATAATCCTCTTGATCCTCTAGGTCGCTTACGTTGACCTCACATAAATTACAGAACTGATTACTGCGCAAAGCAATTTCTGCGCATGGATTAGTTCCCCATTCCTTATCATTAGTAAAGAAAATTCCTGGTTCACCTGCACCAGAGGACTTAATCCTCTCCCATAGATCTAAGAAGTATTCTTTCGTAACTCTATGGCGTAAAATCACAGCAGAGTTATTCGCTCTACCGCGTTGAGGTTGTGATTCCCACCAAGCACCTGACTTGGCTGAAATCATTTCATCGTCATCTGCGCTAAACAGAGCGATAAGAGCAGAACGTCTAATTCCACCTGCCAATACGGCATCTGCGATATGGCAGATAATGTCGTGAACTTCAATCGGCTGTAGTTTATCTCCATCTTCTTTAGCCTCCAGAATACCTTCTACTTTAATTAAACATTCTTTAAGAGGTTGCGGACCAGGAGCTTTACCACCGGCAGTTACAAGGCGAGCACCCTTTGGACGAATATCGCTGAAGTCAAAGATTACTTTCGATCCACCTTCAAAGTAAGACCTCATTAATGCTTTGATTGAATCTGCCCATCCTTCAATGCTATCGCCTACTAAGAAACGACGAGTTCTCTTGGAGTTTGGCTTGCGAAGCTCTGGTAGTTTCTCAACGTGATGCTTTTGAACTGAATAGCCAACGCCTGTTCCGCCAAGAAGGAGGAACATGATTTCATTAAATGCTCTTACGTCATCAACTGCTACGAATGAGCAGTTAAAGATTCTTGTTGGATTAACATCAATTGCTCTACCACCAAATTGCATTGATCTCATTGAGGGGAGAACTTTGCGATCAAATACAAACTGATATGCTGCTCTAATTTCTTGTTCTAATTGCGGATGCTTTTTAATATGCATCTCCATATTTCTTTTAACTGTATCTTCGTATTGTTCTCTTCTAAACTCATCTTTCATAAAGCGAGCATATTTCATGTGATGAGTAATATCGCTTAGAATTTTTTGTGAAACATCCATTAAGACCTCTATTGTGTAGTGTCGGGTAAGTATAACAGGTTGTCAGTTGTTTGTAAAGTGTCTAGATATTTCTCAATAACTTTTTAACTTCTCTTGCTATTGATTCTTCTAGTCCACCAAGTTTAGGGTTAGGGGCTTCTTCTTCTTTTTTCTTGCCTAAATCCTTTACATCCTCAGCTTTTCTTACACCAAAACTTTTTGTTCCTACCGTTGGCTTTTGTACCGGAGCTGTAACTCCTGTGCTGCTTGGTTTTGCTGTTGGCTCTGCAGGTTGTGCTGATTGACGAGCCTGATCTCTAGCGTTTGCAGCAGCAAGTGCTTTTGCTGCGGGATCTGCTGCCATGCCTGCACGATACTTGGCTACAAGTTTTTGCATATCTTGCTTATTACCAGCATTTAATGCCGCAACCATTGTATTGATATCTGTTAGTGGCATTTTCTTAATATCATTAAGATTCAATGCGCCAGATCCAGATGCTCCTAAATAAGCATTAATAGCAGCCGTAGTTTTTGGACCAAATATTCCAATTACATCTTTTTTATCTAAAAAACCAACTTGAGCTAATTTAGATTGTAATTTTAATACGGCAGCTTTTCTTTGTTCCGGTGTCTCAGAAGCTTGATTTATTATGTTTGCAAGACCGCCAAGATTTTTTCCAGCCGCTATGTCAGCTACTGTATCTGTTGCTGGCTTTGCTCTACCGCCAATATTTAGCGGTCCACCAAGACTTTGTACATTACCTCTAGTATCGGCAACTGCGGCTTGCTCTTTTAATACTTTTTGTAATTCTTCTAAAATAATTTTTCTTAAAAACTCTGTGCCCATTTGAATCTCCTCAATGTACTAATAAATAGTCATTAATTACTTTGGAGTCCTAAACTTCTCAAAAATTTCTTGCTTCTTATTTCTTGGCTTCTTACTTTTTGTTTCTGTCACTTCCTCTTCCTTTATATCTTCTAGAACTTCCATCTTTACGACAGATGTATCCATGTAAAGTGGCATTACAATTCCGTCTGGGCCATTACGATTCTTAGCAATAAAGATACGACCTGAATTGGTTTTCTTATCATCTACAGTTCTTGAAACTGAGAAAATAAAGTCAGCTACGAAACACTTATTGAATGCTTCTGAGATTGATTCCATCGTAACAACTTCAGCATTTAAGCCAGAGCGATTAGTCTGAGAAGCAGTCCACACAGGACAAATAAATTCCATTGCAATTGCACGCAGCTCTTCGTAGATAGTTTCCAGCTCTGTTCTCTTTTCTTTGTAACGTACAGTTGGATTAAGCAAGTCGCCATAGTCAACAATAATCATATCTACCTTTTGACCAGATGATACAACTCTCTTTAAGTGATTCTTGATTACAGAAGTACTTGCTGATTTTGTTGGGTATTCTTTGATGATTAGCTTACCCTTGACATTCTTAACTTCATCAAGAATATACTCTTTCTGATCCATAAGACCAGTTAGAGGAACACCAGTTAAACACGAGTCATAACGACTTGCGACAACTGTATCGGAGAGTTCAAGAGTATAATGAACGACTTGCAAGCCAGCCTTAACTGCCATAGCTCCAAGATGAACCAAGGCCATAGACTTGCCAGCACCAGTTGGAGCAATAACAACACCAAGCTCTCCTCTTCCGAGTCCACCTTGTGTAATACCATCAACACGATTCCAGCCAGTAGAGACAGGGTTGCGTTCTTTAAGCATAAATCTTTTTTCGAAATCGAGCTTATAGTCATAACCATAATTATTATCAGTTCCGAGTTTAAGCGCAGAAGTTACAATAACGCCAATCTCATCAAGAGTATTCGACTTGTTCATAAGTCCAGCACTCTTGACAAGGGCTTCTTTGATTTTTTGACGACGACAGAAATCAAGAGAAGTATCCTTGATATAATCTTCGTCGTCAATTTCTGGTGATGCTGTGATTCTCGCAAAGTAATCTCTTACTTGCTTGTTTAATGCATCGTTGTCGTCTTCCAACTCTGTCCGCAAGATTGTGGACATGATGTTGGCTGACGGATACATGTCATACTTATCTCTGTAATCAAATAGCTTCTTGCAGAAGCTTTGCAAATATTTTAACTCAAAGAAGTTTAAATCAAGAACTTCTCTTAATTGATCAGCAAACTGCCGATCTGAAAACATCAATTGTGCGAGTTTCTCTTGGAAAGATTTACCAAACTTTGAGAAGTCTAATTGATTATTGTTGCTCATTCTTTACCTTCGATGTTATTGAAATCATATTTAGATCTGCGAATAATTCTGTCCAAGAGAAATTACCAGTTCCATCCTGCATCATCATCATACGAATGTTTGTTTTGTTGAACCCAACAGGATACTCATCAATGATGCCGCGAATTTTCTCTCTCACATCAATAGAAAGTGAGGGAGCATAAAGCTGCATCATATCATAATTGTCTTTAATAAGTTTCTCTGATTCCAAAATTGATTCGTGAATCTTTAATGGCTTGGACTCATTCTTGCACGCATCGAAGATTTCTGTCAACATCACAGATTTTTCTTCTTTAAGCTGAGGGAACTTCTTTGCCATTGTTTTTAGTCCAACACCCTTAGCACCAGGTAGGTTGTCAGAAGAATCACCAACGACGGCTCTTGCAAGGGCAAAGTTTGTGGGGTGAATATCAAACTCATTTACTACTTTCTCCACGTCATAATATTCTTCTTTACAAGGACGATATAGCAGCGTTGTTGGATCAAGAAGCTGCAAAAAGTCCTTGTCGTTAGAGATAATTGTCTTTTTATCTGTTGGCAGTTCTCTGCACAGAACAGAAATAGCGTCATCTGCTTCGACAAAATCGAGATAGATTTGTGCAACAGGCATCTCGTTTAGATATTCAACCACTCTACCATACTGCCAATACTTATTCTTCTTCTCTTCATCTTCTGTTAGGTTGCCAAAGTTTCGATTAAGCCTAACTGGCTTGCGACCTTCTTTATAGTTGCTGTTTACTGCTCGTCTACGGATTGCAGATTTAGGACCATCCCAGCAGAAATAGATCTTATCAGGATTATTCTCCCTAATAAGTTTCTGCATTATTTTAAATGTACCCTTGATGCCTCCAGTCGGTTGTCCATTGGGTCCGAGTGAAGGGTCCATCATATACGCACGAAAGAACAGGTTTAACCCGTCAATTATTAATACATTACTCATTGTTATCCTTTGGTTGTGACCACAGAAAATCAGGGTCTTGTTGTTTCTTTTTTTCTTGTTTATCAACAAGATCTTGCATTGCTTTAATGAGGGTTCCCTCAAAATGACTTTGATCCCATTCTGCTAAATGAAATAGCTGGTTATAATTTTTTATAAATCTCTGATCAACATCAAATACAACATTCGCACTACCATCTTCATTATCTTTGATTTCAACAACTTTTATGTTTCCAAGTTGTTCAAGTTGTTTTTTTGTATTATCAAATTCTTGATTCATAATGATCTCCTAATAGAAAACCCAAGGTTGAACCAGTGTAGCTCAACCTTGGGTTTCATGTCAAGGACAATTAATTATAGAACTTTCTTTTTTGAAACGTCTTGAACCAATCTCTCAAACAAGCTAGATGAAGATCCTTCTCTTGTTTTAGTTATCCAGTTTTTAGATTCTTTAAATACTCCGTATTTTTTACCAACTTGAACAACTTCTGGATCTCCAATCTTATCTGGAGTGATTCCTTTTGAAGCATACGCTCTCGCTGCGTTCAATTTATCCATCTCGTTGGATTTATCTTCTTGTCCTTGTGTTTGGACACTAGATAAACCAGGAACTGATCTACCTTTTGTTTTAATAGCTCCTTGAATAAACTGTACGACTTCCTCACAGCCTATAGAAGTACTTCTTTTTGTTGCTTGAGATACAGCATTTGCAACAGCAAAAATTAGACTATCATCTCCTTGCTGTGATGATTGTAAATAATTTGGAACATATTGTTGAATTTCTTCAAATGTATAAGGACCAGTTGGCTTAATAAATGATGGGCATTTTAACTTATCAACTGTTGATCCATATTTATTTGTTGGATCTATTTTTTGACCACTCTTTGTATCTAATTTTGCTCCGCTAATCCATGCTGCGCCTGTTTTAGCTAAGGCCTCACAAACAGATCTTTGATAAGTTTCTTTCATCTTGGGATCTTTGTTGCCAATTAATTCTGGTAACTTAATTCCTTTTGATGCAAAATCAACTCCACCAGATTTAATTGTTGGATCTAGGACTAGTTCTGCAAAGGTGCTTGATCCAATTTTTCCATCCGGCGTTAATCCTTTTGATTTTTGGAAATTTTTTGTTGCCTCAACTTCTGCTGGCATCTTGCAAACAAAATATTTCTTTGGTCCGCTTACAGCTTGCGGTCTTTTATTTTGACCAGTTCCTGTCCCTTGAGATGCGCGACCTTGAACAGCTCCAGCGGCTCCCGAAGATCTATAAGAAAAATTTGCAGGTTGATTACCGACCAATTTTGGATTATTTTTAGTAGAAGGATTATCCTTAATAAAATTTTGGTATATATTATCTGTGTCAGATCCATTCCTTAATGCAGAATCAAAGCTTGCTAAAAATTTTGAAAAAGGAGTGTTATTAGTATCATAAGGGCGTGTTGTATCCCATAGTTTTTTAATAAACGCTTTATGTTCTGACGGAATTCTGTTACCTACATTAGTTGTATCATCCGGCATTTGAAAAGATTGTTCATTTAATATTTTTTTAATTTCGTTTAAAACTTGTTGCCTAAGGGACATCTTTATTCTCCTATGAATAACTAAAAATAAATAGTCACTTAGGCAAGAAAAAGCTTATTCTTCCTCAAAATCTACATCAGACTCATCTTCACCATCGATATTGTAAAAGTTCTTTGCGTGCCCTTCTCTTGAGTCAAACTTTTGAATGACCTCTTTCTCCATCAAACGAAGGATCTGGTCCTTAAATGCTTGATCTTTTAACATGTCCAACCACTTTGTGGTCTGGAATTTAACTTCTTTACCATCATCAAAGACCAGTGTATACCAAGCTCCTGTCTGCTTGATTTGATCAGAGTTCTTGATCGCTTCAAACCACGATTCTTCATCTTGAACGGCAACATCATCACCGCCCCAAAGAATCTAAAAGGTACACTCTCTACCTTGTGTACCAAATCTAGACTTTTCAATCTTAGCTTTGACTTCATTACCAACTCTAAATCCAGCATCATTAAGTAGAAAGCTCGCCTTTCCTTTTCTTGCTGTTAGCCAAATTCTTAGTGAATAAGCATAAGCCAGTGCTTTACCGCCTGGAGTAAAATACGGGCTTAGGAGAGCCTCTTGCGGGCTTCTGGTGATGTTTGTTTTCAGCTGGTTGAGACACAGAAGAGTGCTACCACTATTTGCCAAAGGCTGAATAAGTTTAGAGAACGCTTTTGATAGAATTCTCGGTTTAACTGCCATTGATGACTGCGGATCGAAGTCTCCTTCAACATCTGTCTCAGTTGGAGTAAATGCGATTGAGTCCCAAATAAACATCATCTTGCTTGGATTGTTAGCAAGTAATTCTTCAATTGTTTCCAATACAAATTCTACCGAACGTGCTTGTACATAAAGCAGTCTTGATACATCAACTCCTGCCTTTACCATAAAGTCAGAAGCGATTGCAGATTCAGAGTCAAAGTAAATTACATCTATTCCTTTCTTCTGTGCATTAGCTGCAATTTGTGCAGCCATATAGCTTTTACCAGCAGATTCAAGACCAGCAAGCTCTACAATTTTACCCATTGGAATACCAGCCAACTTTCCTCGACAGATAATCGAGTCAAGCCAACGAGAACCAGTTGGAATCCAGTCTTCAACATCAGTTGGGTTTGTTTCTTCTAGCGAGTAGGCAACAATACTACCCGCTTTCTTATTGAGAATATCTCTCATTTGATCTATTGAGATTCTTCCCTTAACATCTTTGTCTTTCTTTTTAACGTTTGCCATTTATTTCTCCAAATAAAAAAGGATGGTAGATTTTACCCTACCATCCCCAATTAGTCAAGCACTATACGCCAAGATCTTTCAGGGCGGAATCTA